TACGGCATTGTATTTATTGCCCCCGGAGGCAGAGTTGTACACGCCCCATCGTTCAACGCTGATTATTACTATAAGATGAACAAATGACAAGGCGCCTTCTTCCCTACGAGCATGATCTCATCGCAACGCTTGGCGTTACGGAAGAGGAGTACATTGACTTTCTGTCAATTCAAGAAGCGTATAGTGACCCCAAAGAAGGCACAATAGTTGACGTTAGGAACGGGGCGTTGGCCGCTTTGCCCGCCGTTATCGCAGGCACAGCCACTGCAGCGGCCACGGCAGCAGTCGTTGCTACTCTTACTACTATATCTATTGCCTTAACGGTTGTTGGCGTTATTTTCCAAGTGGCAGCAGTGCTACTTGCTGATAAGCCCTCATCGCCTAAAGCTGGAAGAAATCAGCGAGAGCAACGATTCAGCCCAAGACTTGGTTTTAATAGCTTACAAGAACTTGCACAATACGGCGACCCCATTAATCTTGTTTATTGCAATACCAAGGAACACAACCGTTCTGGCGGTGTACGCATTGCCACATCATTGGTGTGGTCTGCGGTGGAAAGCTATGGCTCCACGCAATTCATGCAGCTTCTGCTGGTGCTAGGAGCAGCTCAGATAAAAGCTCTTGACTTCGACCGCACAGCATTTGGTCAGCTCCCCCTGGGGCAATTCAGCGACTCAAATACTTGGCTCTATTACGAAGACAGTGGCCGGGTCCATTTTAAGGACAAGAAACTAGGAAACGACCAAGATCCAACCCGCGATGGAGCACCAGATTCAAAAGACGTATGCCGCGTCATGTTTGCCAATAACAGGGATAATGGGTACAGCCAAGCGTTCAGTCCCAGCAGCCTTACTTCTTTTGGCGTTTATGATCCTATTCCACTAAACATTGAAATCCAAGAACGACGCCCCTCGGGAAGCCCGCAATGGGGGCCTCTAGGAGTAGTCATTAGAGGCAACGGCTACGGCACAGGCAAGGATCGAAGGTATCAAACCGGTAACGAGATTCGCGTCGAGTTCCGTAAAGCTGATTCACGCCAAAGTGAAATTGTACAAGAAGCCGCTAAAGATATGCGGTATCAATTTGTAGAGTCTCTTGACAGGGCATCCACCTATATGTTAGGTACAGCCAAGTTTAGATTAAGTGCAGTAAATGATGGCGGAGAAGTTAATCTTGACAAAGGGGGGGTAACTGCACGGTTTGTATGTACGCAAGGCGGTAAGCCTCCTGTTACTGACTACAACAGAACTAAAAGCAAAATATGGACTGAAGAAGATCGTAAAAAACTGGAAAAGGCTGTAGACAGATTAGACGACCCACTTACAGACGCAGAAGGTACTGCCATTGATAGACTAAAAGAAACTGCCAAGGGCTCAAGATTTTTTACTCTTATACAGAATACTGTTTTTGTAGATGATTATAGTTTTACTGCACCCGTAGGCACTACAACACCTAATAAATTTAATAAGGACAATTTTACAGGGCAAATAGACCAATTAAGCGGCGGCCAATTTGATGTCCTATTGCAAGATTTTGGATTTAAGAATTACAGGTTTAAGGGTACAATAGAAGTTAAATGGAGGACAGAACTGTGGGAAAAAAAGGACTCAAGAAAAAATCAAAAGAAACAAGAAAAAACGTTAACAATACCCAAGGGCGGATCTATTGCTGTTACCCGAAAAATTTTAGATTCCTTCTTGGCGAACAAGCCCAAGCTAGACGTTAAAGCATTACGCGAAGAGATTGAAAGCGACAGGGAAAAACTGCAACGATTTATTGATAAGTTGGCATCAGGCGGTTTTGACCTGAAAGATATTAGAAGGGCTGCAAAAAAATTAGCCAGCCAAATTTCAGAAGCAATAGATAAATTACAGGCGGAGCGCAAAGATTTAATAAACAGCATTGAGCTAAATACAAAAACAGTAAGCGTCCGGAAAGCCGTATCTGGAAATGTAAATGTACTCGCCTCTACCACCTCATTGAAGAACCCAACCAAAGCGATAGATAAACTAGACAGAGAAATACGCAAATTGATGGACGAGAGAGATGATTTAATGAGCGATAAGATATCAGACGCTATAAATCAGTTAATTGATACATGTGTAAACAGAAAACAGCCTTTTACTTTGTTGGGCGAGTCTTTTGGCAGTGGTGGCATAAAAGCCATGAACGAACGCTTCAACAGCCTTAAAGGCGAAACAGTTACAGATCAAGCAGGTGTAGAAGCAGTCCTTGACGTACTAAACAAATTGATTAGAGATAAAGAAGAGGCTTTTACCGCTGGAACACTGGTCCTGGCTAACTGGGAAGATCTTATACGCGATACCGACGATGATTTCTATACCAAGTGCCTAGTTAAGGTAGAATCAGCCGCTTACCAGACTGTTACCGCTTGTAATTATGTAAGATTTGCAATTCGCTGCAAACTTTTTAGGCGCATTTCTGGTCGCGCCAAGGACTATGGAAAAAATAAAGCTCCAGATGGTTACCGGCAAAGTGATAACGGTGTGCATGGGCGCATGGCGTTCTTTAAAGTGTCTTACAAAGAGACAGGAGCACCCACCTACCAAAACTTTCCTGTTGTATTTGCCGTGCGACGCGGAGCAGATCAAGATAATTTCATTGGGTTAGCTTTCAATGGACCGTCTAAATCAAAATGGGAATTTAAGTTTGACCCTATTGGTGACATCAGTAGAGAAACGCAGGACGGTGAAACGCACATTGCTTTCATCCGAAATGAAGGCAGAGTGAGAACTTTTACGGACAACAACAGAAAAGTCAGTTTTGCCTGGACTGGTTCCCTTGAATCAATCTCTCCCGCCGGCATCCATGACGTACTAGAAGAACGTGGCCCTCTCTATACCAACGAATGGGACTTGTTCTCTAATCGTTCCGACACGCAAGTGCAATTCAGCTTTGATGGTGGCCCGGAGTTTCGCATTACTGCTGTTACTGAGCAGCAAAAAGAATCCATTGACAGTGCGAAGTATGCCAATCTGAGCATGATGGCGCTTGGCATATTTTCGGGTCGGGGCATACAAGACCTGCGCTCCATCACCGCCTACGTTACCCAAGGCAAGAGCAGTTGGATCGTCAATGAATCCACGGGTGCCCGCACCTATAGCCCCAACAGCACTAGTTACGCCCCCGACATTTTTGCTGACACGGTATTAGATAGAGATAATGGTATTGGAAAATATGCAAAGCCCGAAGGGATTGACTGGGACGGACTGGCACTCGCCAAGCGATTCTGCAAAAACAATGGTCTAGGCACACAGTTGTTCATGGATGGAGTGATTGCAGACGTTACTTCTTGGCGTCAATTTTGGGTGGAGAATGCACCATTTAGCTTGCTGGAATTTGCTCGCGTTGGAGGCAGAGAAACTTTAGTTCCGGCTATTCCCACAAATGCCGCTGGCAAAGCTAATCGCCAAGTAAATATATCTGCACTATTTACCATTGGCAATATTCTGGAAGGTAGCTACAAGGAGGAGTTCATTGACTATGGAGATTCCACGCAAGACATTATTGCAACAGTCATCTATCGCGAAACTGAAAAACAAGACGTTTTCCCTCGTAATGCAAGCGTTCAAGTGAGCTTGGCCAATCCCGTTGAAAACAATGCCAATGCCATTCGGCAAACATTTGATGCCAGCCAGTTTGTTACTCTTCGTGAACAGGCGATTCTGTTTGGAAAATTAGTATGCAACCAGCGTCATCATATTCGTCGTGGCGTTGAATTTAAGACTTTCCCTACGGATAGCCCTATTAGCCCTGGCGCCTACATCTATGTAGACATTGGGATGCAGACTTGGGATCGCATTACTTCTGGCGTGATTATGGAAGGGGGTTTGTTGAATGCTCCTCTGACTGATGGCATCGCGAATGGGTCTTATAGCGTTCTTATTTACAAAAACAATCAAGCCGCACAATCACTTACAGGTGTAACAGTCACTGGAGGCACAGCAGCGTCCCTTGCTAACAAGGCGGGCTACATGTTTGTCCTTGGAGCACAAAGCAATCGCAAGAGGGTGTTCAGGGTGACAGAAGTGCAAATGGACGAAGAAGGAGAGGTTACAGTGAAGGCAATGGAGCACCCCTGCGAAGAAGTGGGCGGCAAGCTGCTCAGCCGCGTCGCCAAGTTCGATGACTCGTTATTTGATGTGCGCTAGACTGTAGCAAAGTATAGACACAGGTAATGGGCTTTTACACCGGGCGTAGCGGTTCACTGGTATTTAACAGCAAGCCAGTAGCCAAAATCCGTGACTGGTCAGTGGAGACGACTGTAGAGCTGCTGTCTACTAATACCATTGACAGCGCCGTTAATACGTTTACCCCTGGCATTAAAGGCGCAACTGGCAGTGCCACATTGATGTACTACCGCTTGGAGTCAGGTGAAAGTGCGGCCTTTACGCAGTTCACAGCACTACTCAACAAGATCATGAAAGGTGGCGCTGCTGGATCGGACGACCGCGTGTTGCTGGAGCTAAACGTAGGTGGCGCTGATGCTGACGACATCAAATTCAACGCTTACATCACCAGCGCACAAGTATCAGTTAGCACTGGCGAATTAAGCGTAGTGCCGATCCAGTTCACGATGGATGGGGACTTTATTGAAGTCGTATCCTAATGGCAGTTTTTCTTGGCCGTCACGGTAATGTCCGATTGCGGCGAGGTTTGCGGACGCCTTACGCGCTGTTAGAGGATCAGATCAAACCTAATGACGTAAACACCACGCTCAATCGGCTTAGCTTTGATAGCGCAGTAGACAACTTAATAACAGGCGACCGCATTGATATCAGCACCGATGACGCCCGTGGCCTGGTGTGCTTTGATGCGTCCTCATGGTCATCAGCCGTTGTGGAGCCTTCGATCTCGGCGTATGTTCATGTTAACGCTGTAGGCGGATTGCGCTTCTTTTATCAGTTTGAAAACGCCATTAACAATAACCGCGCCGCAGAACTGACGCTAACTGCATTTGCAGGCGCCGCATTACCCATCACTGTAAAAGTACGCGACGTATCAGAGAACGTACTCGGTAACGTTACGGGCTATACATTAAACACAGACCGTGAAACCATCGACGCAACTAGCCTTAGCGACAAGTTTCGTAAACAGTATTCAGCCGGCATTATTAGCGGCAGTGGCTCTATTGACTGCTTGTTTGACTACACGTCTACCGGCATTAAGGAAACGCCGCTGTTGATGCTGCAGCTCATCCATCGTGTTGACATCGGCAGTGAGTTTGACTTGGCGCTGTATTTAACCGACAAGGAATTAAACCCGTCTCTTAATAATGTCTTCTATGAAATGCAAGCAATGGTCACGCAAACCGGCGTAACCGTTGACAGCGAAGATATTATTCGTTGTACAATAGACTTTGTTACAACGGGCGAAATTCGCCTGTTGATGGGCGAACCTGTTGGTTACGTCCTGAAGGAAGACGATGACCGCATCGAGATCGAGCAGTCGCTCGACTTCCTGCTTAAGGAAACCGAGGACTAAACTGTCCATAGCACGGAGTTGAATTTTGGCTGACCAACGCATTACCCAACTGACGGCCTTGCCTAAGGCTGGCGTTGCGGCCACTGACGTGCTGCCCATTGCGGACATCTCCGCAAGCCAAACCAAGAAGGTCACCGCCAAGGATCTGGTTGACGCCGGCCTAGATCTGATTGATGTCAGCAGCATCGACATCGACAAGCTGGACCAAGCCAGCGCCACCAAGCTCGGCACCACGGCTCTAGCGGACGATGCCGTCACTGCGGCCAAGCTGGCTAACGACAGCTCTATTGCAGTGCAGACCACTGCACCAGCAAGCGACAACTTCGAAGGGCGCGGCTTTTTTAACAGCACTAGCGGCGCACTGCAGGTATTTGACGGCAGCGCATATCAGCAGGTAGTAGCTCCGACTGCGGGCATCGGCGACCTACAGGTGACCACGGCTAAGTTGGCTGATGGCGCAGTCACCACTGCAAAGGTAACGGCACTGGCCACTGCTGCCTACGCCGACGGCAGCGTTACTACGGCCAAGATTGCAGACGATGGCGTCACCGCAGACAAGATTGCCGATGGTGCTGTCACTGCAGATCAATTAGGTAGTGGTGCGGTCACCACGGCAAAGCTGGGCAGCGCCGCCGTCACCTACGACAAGATCCAAAACGTCAGCGCCGCTGACCGCCTACTGGGGCGCAGCACTGCTGGCGCCGGCAGCGTTGAAGAGATCACTTGTACTTCTGCAGGTCGCGCTCTACTCGATGATGCCGACGCTGCAACGCAACGCGCCACGCTTGGCCTAGGCACTATCGCCACCGGAAACGGCACATGGACCGATGGCGGCAGCTTTAGCGGCACTAGCAGCGGCACGAATACCGGCGACCAAACAATCACCCTTACGGGTCCGGTAACTGGCACCGGCACCGGCACGTTTGCCACAGCCATCACAGCTAGCGCCGTCACCGAGGCTGCCATCGCCGCTAATGCCGTGACCACCGGCAAAATTCTCGCTGCTGCCGTGACAGCAGAAAAGCTAGATGACGATTCAGCAGCAGTTGTTGCTGCTAGTTCACCAGCAGGCAGCGGCGCATTTATTGGTCAGCAATGGTTCAATACCAACAATGCCCAAGAGTTCACTTGGACAGGTAGCGCATGGGTGCAACAGGCCGCCATTGGCACAATCAACATTGTTGACTCTACGCCTATTGCTATTGCAGTTGCATATCCCGACGCCTATAGCGCCACACTTACTACCACGCTCGATACGCAAGCAGCCGCAACAGTATTTGCTGGTCCCCAAACAGGAGCTGATACTGCACCTACATTCCGCGCCATTGTCCCTGGCGACTTGCCCAACGCAACCGCCAGCACCAAGGGCATCATTGAACCCGGCACTGGCCTAGCCGTTACGACTGGCGTTTTAAACCACAGCAACACCGTCACTGGCGCCACTGTTAGCAGCATCACCTTTGACAATGAAGGACATATTACCGCAGCAGTGCCTTTGGTGGCGAATGATATTCCCGTGCTGGACGCCAGCAAGATTACCACCGGGACATTCCCTACCGCTCTCATTACTGACGCAAGCATTACAGGAGCAAAGATTGCTGACTATGCCAATGTACAAATTGGCGAAACTTTGCCAGTTGCTGATCACATTGGACAGCTCTTCTTCAACCCGCTAGAAGGCAGCGTATATCTCTGGGACGGCAACGTTTGGCAGCCTGTTGGTGTTACCACTGGCGCCATCATTCTGGCCGGCACCTATAACGCTACCACAAACCAAATTGTTAGCACCACGCTTGAAGGTGCAGCTATTGGACTTACTGCTGGCAGCCCGCTTCCATCATCAACTGATGCCAATGCTAATTACTACGTTGTTGTATCCGTAGGCGGCACCGGCACGGCACCAGCTCCTACCAGTGTCCTTGCGCCACCTGACCTTATTCTTTCTACTGGCTCTCAATGGGTGGAGCTGGACGTATCTGCTGGCGCTGGCGCTATTGCTGCCGTCAACGTTGTATTTTCCGCCATTGGAGAAATCAGCGCAACTAACGTACAGCTAGCCATCGAAGAAGTCAGCACTGAATGCCGCAATGCCGCCAACATCACCAGCGGCACTCTTGCTGTGGCGCGTGGTGGCACAGGAGTTGCTTCTTATGCCAAGGGCGACATTCTTGGGGCTAGTGCTGCTACCACGCTGACCAAGTTGACGGTTGGCACCAACGGCCAAGTGCTGCGGGCTAATAGTGCCACTGCTACTGGCTTGGAGTGGGGCAACGATTATGTCGGCACCGTCACCACGGTCACCAGCAGCACTGGTGCGCTGACTGTTGCCACCGCCACCACCACTCCGGCGCTAACCATTCGATCCGCAACGACCAGCGTTGACGGCATCGTTCAACTCAGCGATAGCACCAGCACGACTAGCAGCGTGCTGGCTGCTACGCCTACTGCCGTCAAGGCTGCTTATGACCTCGCTAACGCAGCACTACCCAAGGCCGGCGGCACTTTTACAGGCGAGCTGCTGTTTAGCACCACTGGCACCTTGGTGTTTGAGGGCAGCAGTGATGATGCATTTGAAACAACCTTGGCCGTAGCTGATGCAACGGCTGATCGCACTGTCACGCTGCCAGATTTAACCGGCACCATTGCGTTGACCAGTCAGCTTAACGACGGAACTTATTGAGCTAGACTCGCTACATAACTTCCGGCCCTTCGGGGTGTTAAGGAATGGCTCTCCAACATCTACGTTCCTCTACTGCCGACAAGCGCCCAACACCTGGCGCAATGTCTGATGGACAGCTTGCGCTAAACACCAATCTGGTATCACCGGGCTTGTTCTTTAAGGACAGCAATGGTGATTCGGTAAAAATTGGCCCGATTCACGTTGGCGCCACAGCACCCAATGCAACGCCCGGTGCTGGTGGTCAAGCGGGCAACAGCAAAGGTGAGGCATGGCTTGATACCAGCGCCACCAACCCGATACTCAAGGTGTGGAACGGCTCTGCTTTTGTTGCCGTACAACCTGTTGGCACTGGCACGGTTGTTAGCACTGCTGATACCGGCACCGTCACAAGCACGATGATCCTTGATGGGACCATCCTGAACGCCGATGTCAATGCTTCGGCAGCCATTGCTGGCACCAAGATCAATCCTGACTTTGGTAGCCAAACGATTGCCACCACCGGCGAGGTGCGTGTTGCCAACATCAACGGCGGCCCGCTGGCGGGGTTCCGCAACGCCATCATCAACGGCGACATGCGGATTGCGCAGAGAGGTTCAGTTTCTTTTAGCAACAATAGTCTAGTTTATGGAGGATGTGATAGATGGCTTGCAGGGTGCTTCAACTTTACTACGGCAACTGCAACTGTTAGAAAGGCAGGCCCAACAGGTGGTGCGGTAAATGAAATACAAGCAACTACTACTGGCACAAATGCGAACCAAGCATTTGTATTTCAACAGCGCATAGAGGCCGCTAATGTTGCTCACCTAAGTGGACAAGCAATTACTGTTTCTGCGACTCTTTATCAAGATACAGGATCGGCAATTACTCCTGTATTTAACTTGGCTAAACCAAATGCAGAAGACACTTATAACTCTGTTACTTATGTTGCAAGCACTAGCCTTGCCTCTCTGGCTAGCCTCGGTCGCGTTCGCTATGAATGGACAGTAACATTGGGGGCGACTGACGCCAATAATGGATTACTTCTTGAGATTATATTTCCCGTAGCAGCAGCCATAACCGACAAGTATTTCCAAATAGGCAATGTTCAACTAGAACCAGGCCCTGTCGCCACACCGTTTGAGCGCAGGCCGATTGGGACGGAGTTAAGTTTGTGTCAGAGGTATTTCCAAGCTCTCGGACCGCTTGATATTTTGACTTCTGGATCGTTGATTTGTGTGATGCCCCGAGCCGATCTTGGGAGCACAAATGAGAATAATGGCATAGTTGAGTTAAAAGTATCAATGCGTGTCGCTCCAACGGTTTCAGGGTCAGGCTGGCAGCTAGCCGGGCATCATAATAGTACTCCAACTATTTCTACAGGGACCCAATTTGTAGTGTTTACTTACAGTGGAGCTGATTATCGAGCTAGTGGTGGACGTTTGTTTGCAACCAATGCCCAAGCCTCCGCAGAAATCTAATGAGCACCCCCATGTATCAACTCACTCAAGGCAACACCATCCTCCGCCTCGCGGACAACGCCTTCATCCCGCCCGATCCCGGCAACCGCGACTACCGCGAGTACCTGGACTGGCTTGACGCCGGCAACACCCCCGAGCCTGCACCACCGCCACCTCCCCCGGCACCGGACTACGTGGCGTTCTGGGATGCGCTGATGGCCAGCAGCCTTTACGCCAGCATTCGTGAACAGAGCTTCACCAGCCTGCCACTTAATACCCTCGCCACTGAGTTGATCGCTCTCCTTGGTGATGCCAAAGCCGATCGCGCTAACGAGGCCGCCATCCAACAAGGCATTGAAGCCATCCTCACCACCGGCACCTTCACTGAGGAGCAGTTGGGTGAGCTTGGTGCTGCACTTGCTGCAGGCAACCTTGAGGACATCTATCCCATGACGTGATGTTCGCCCATCGAGCCGGCAGCCATACCTGGAACACCGTTCAACCATTCGACGGCAAAACAACTCCACTAAGCCGGCTTGTTGGCAACTTTACACGCCTCTGGACCATTGAAACCCGAGGCATGGTGCTTCAGGGTTCTGCATGGGGATCCAATTCCACCGGCACTGTTCGCGTTGGCGCTGTCCCCTGGAAACGCGACGGCAGCCTCAACCAGCATTACTACGACCGCCTTAAGACCGTCGTCAGCCGAGCTGCCAAACGCGACATTGTTACTGGCGTAGTGCTGTTCGACAACGCTTTCACCTCCTATTTCCCCAAAGGTTGGACCAATCACCCTTTTAACGGTTTGGGACCAAGCGGACCATCTGAGGTTCACACCAAAGGCTCGTGGAATCGCTTCCAGCGGGCGCATGTCCGCAAGGTGATCGACACGCTGACAGGCTTCAGCAACGTCATCTATGAAGTTGGCAACGAGCTGCACCGCAACTCCGTCCCCTGGTTTCAGCGGAAAGTCGTCAAATGGGTTGAAGATCGCACCGATCAGCCTGTTGGCGTTAGTTATGTCACCGGCCTTTACCGCGATCAGTCCTGGATGACGAAAGTTGGGGCCGACTTCATCATTCCCAACAACTCGACTCGCGCTGGTGGCGTGCGTCGCCTGCCGGGTTTCAAGGGGCCGCAGATCCTCGACACCGATCACGCCTGGGCACTTTCAAGCAATGTCGCCGGACTCCGCAAGGCTTGGAACCAGGGTCGTTCGCTATGGCTCATGGATGGTCTCAACGGCGACATCCTACGCAACGGTGAAAATCTCCAACCTGATCGCGATTTCATCGCCGATATTCTCGCCTAGCGTGTGGAACTAATTCCTTAATTCAGCTTCCATGTATTGATAACCGCATTCCAGCAGAAACAGCTTCTTGTACAATAAAAAACTGAACGTGTTGCTGTTTTATGACCTGCAAAAAAAGCGAACTTATCGCTGCCATTAATTCCTATGTCAGCGCCCGTCTGACTGGCGACGGCCCACTGATCAACGCTGCTGCTGGCATGCTCCAGCCCGCTCTTGACTCTCTTGATTATGCTCCTGAAGAGGAGCATGCTCAAGAAGAAGGCGATGGTGAGGGCAAATAATGGCTGTCAAAACCAAAGGTGGCAGTGCTGCCCTTAAACGTCAACATGAGCCCGGCCCTCCGAAGACCACTTCCATTGGACAAGGGCAGCATTCTCGTCCTCGCAGACGTGGCAGGAAGCCGACCAGAGGGCAAGGGCGCGGTTGACAGTCGCATGATGCAAGGCTAGCCTACGGGCTGGCCTTTTTCTTTGCCATGGCTTTCACGGATTCTTATTCCTTTTCCCATCGTTTCTCTTGCGGCGAAACAACAAGCGATACTGCTGGCTATCAAGAAATTATTCATCAATGCCAAGAAGTAAATGCCTTTGGCCTGACGCGCCAGTTCTACCAATTCATGCTGGGCTGTGGTTATGCTCCTCAAAGCGTCGTAGCTGCATTTGACGCGCTAGCAATGGAATATGGCGAAGCTCATTGCGGCTATGATATAAAAAAGGCGACTAAATAAAATGGGCCAAGTAGTTCGAGGTGGAGAGCAGTTTGAAACCGCCATTCAAGCTGACCATCGCGGACAATTGCTAAAGCAAGGGGCTGACAGTGGCGCCGTAGATGCCTTTGGCAGGCAGCGCGTCAGTCAGCCTTTTACCTTGTTCGATAGCGTACTGCGTCACAGTAAGAATGCAGAGCTATGGAACGAAACGATTAGTGGCGGTACGTCTACGCACTTGCCAAATGAAAGCTCTGTGCTGATGACGGTAACGGCTTCTGGGCATAGCGTCCTCAGGCGCACAAGAAGGCGCTTTCCCTATCAGCCAGGTAAGGGATTGAGCGTTTTGCAAAGCTTTGCTGGTAGCACACCCCAAGCAGGCTTAATTCAGGAAGTAGGCTTATTTGACGATAACAATGGCATCATGCTGCGTGCCAGTGGTGCCACCGTTCAATTTGTCATTCGCAGCTCTACCACGGGAAGCCCAGTGGAAAGAGTGATAGACCAAAGCGAATGGAATATTGATACTGCCTCATGGCTAAATCTTGCTAAGACTAATATCTTTACTACTGATCTTGAATGGTTGGGAGTGGGACGAGTGAGGTGTGGTTTTGTTTTAGACGGCGAGTATTACTATTGCCATGAATTTAATCATGCCAATTCACTTGACGTGGTATATATGACCACTGCCGTTTTGCCATTGTCCTATGCCGTTAGAGCCACTGCTACGGTTAGTGGCAGCATGAAGCAAATCTGCTCCAACGTAGCAAGCGAAGGAGGCTATGAGCCTGCTGGAGCCATTTACACTGCTGGGCGGGGCGCTTCTAACTTTGCTTCCATCTCTACTGAAACCATGGTGGCTGCCATCAGAATGGCCAGTGGACGCACTGATAATCTAATTTTACCTGCGCAAATAGACGTAAGTCTTGGCGGAAAACAGAATGATAATGTGGTGGCCGAATGGCGAATGCGACTGAACCCCACTGTAAGCGGCACTTGGTTAGAAGCCGCCAATGGCAGGGGAAATGTGCAAACCATGAGCAGCGGCACTTTTAGTGGCGGTACAGTCATCAATGCTGGCTTAGCTTCTGCTCGCAGTGCCATTGAATTTCATCCACAACGGGCTCTTGACCTAGCTCTTGGTAGCAATGCAGCAGGAGAAAGTGACATCGTTATCTTGACCATTCAATGCAGCAGCGCTGAAAGCGCCACTGGTTTGCTTGGTTGGCGAGAAGTGCTGTAAGCTAAGGCGTCACGCTTCATGGATCATGGACGACCATTACAAAGCGCAAGTGGATGCCATTGCTGAAGCACTACAAGAGTTGGTCAGCAGCCCTGACGATGGCGCAGAAAAAGCACTGGAAGCCATTGATGCCGCCATTGATTTATGGTTAGATTACTTTGAAACAGAAAAGGAAAAGTGGTCTCAGCTCAAGACAAGGCTTCATCGCTGATGGACTGGCTTAATTCCCCTGAGCTACAAGCTCTACGTCAGGCGTGGAACAAAAGCGATCAAACCATGAGGGCTGAAGACCAAGCTTGGTGGGATAGTCTTTCAATGGATGAGAGGGCAAGGGCCTTCAGGCAAGTGGTGGGCTTGATGTATAAAGCAGAGGTCGAAGAGCGTGGTTCCTATCGTCACGCCATGTACGACACCTTCAATGTGGACTATATGGATGGCATGTCTTGCCACTACATGGAATTACACAACCTTATTTTTTCAGGCTTGGAGGTTGAGCAGAAAGCTTGCATGAAGGATGGTAAGGATGAACGCATTGATGGTACATGCGACTAGCCATTGCCATTCCTGCGGAAAACATTACCAAACCAACAATGATTTCCATGGCAATAAATTGTCTTTTTTTATTTTAGTCCGTCCAGGGTCCAAGTAATACGAAGCTCACCTCCCAAGGCTTTAACAGCGTCGCTAGCACTCTCAGGAGCCTCGTGAACGATCATCACGGAAGGGACAATGGCATCAGGCAGGGGAGTGATTGTGGCTGCTGGAAACAGCTCTTGGGCTTTGCTGGCAAGCTTATCGGCAACGATTTCCCGCTCCTCTTTTTCCCATTGCTTCACCAGTTCAGTAGCTTGCTCGTCAACTTTCTTGAGAGTTTGCTGGGTTTTCCATTCTGTCCAATCAGGCTTGCACCAGGCAAGCAGCGCTTTGATCCATGGATTAAAGGCAAGCGACGGCCATTTGCGAATGGCGAATAGCGCTAGTTCGTAGCAAAGTGCATTGAAGATGGCTTCGTTTGTCATTTGCTTACTAACACGGCCCATCCGCCAGTGCCATCCACTCTCCAACGGGGCAGCCAATTCTGTTTCCCATAGGCAATATTTTGCCCACCGTTGGCGCCGATATAACCTCCTTTGATAATATTGGCCTGACCGAAGGGATCATTGTGAATATAAGCTTGAGCATTGAAACCAACGACAACGCTCCAATGTCCGCCTCCCGTGGGAGCATTAAACGGCCCGTGGTGCAGCCATCCCACTGCCACTGGACGGCCAGCCCTGATTTCATTTTGCAGCAATGTTTCGTTGCCATCAACAACAAAAGAAGCTTTTAGGCCAAGAGACTGGAGGGCCTTGACTTGTGCATTGGCATTGGTGGTGTCACCAAAGCGAGCGCGAATAGTATTATATTCATCATCAGTTTTTACCTTGCCATAATATGCTGCAATCATTGCGCAAGAGCTGCTAAAGCATTCTCGCTGCCCCTGTCCAGAAACGTTATCCCTTTGGCTGAAATATGGTATATTTAACGGATTGGAGATGAGCGGAGGTTTAGCAGCAGGAGCCGCTCGATAAAGCTCCGCAAACTCCTCTAGTTCGGCATTGCTCAGCTTTTCTTGAAGCCAATTCCATGCTGCAAGCTGATGGCTTTCTTCTTTGTAAAATTTAGCTGCGTTGGCAAGGCGAATAGGGGAATTGCTCATGACTGATGACGGTGCATATTGATTCATTAAGCGAATGAGTTTATCAGCATAGTTAGGGTCAGTAGCATAGCCTTGATTTTGCAGCATCTTTGCCGCAGCGTTTCTATTGGGGGCATGATTCACGCCCTTGTACGACCGCCAATCAAGATACCAGCGAGATACAAGGTATTCAATGCAGGCGGCAAGGCTCGGGAAATCAATAAAACCAGCCCTAATTGTAACCCATTGTCCATCGTAAAACTCTTTAGTGGTGCTCGTTGTACTGGCGCCGCCAGAGCTTTTTAGGCCAAAGTAATTATGTCGAGCAGATGTGTGCTTGCCAAAGCCACTTTCACATGCCCATTGTGCTGCTACAAGCTCAGGAAATTTAGCCCCCACGCGCCGTGCATGGAGGCTTACGCCTTCCCAGGAATTGGCGACTTCGCTCACTTGCTAGAACGGAAGATGGTCTTCAGGCCCTCCATGACGAGCTGAAGAATGTTGTTACTTTTCCAGGGGGAGTGGTCAAGAATCTGGTCAGCAGCAGCAACGAGAATGCCACCAATAACAAACCATTCGATGGGTTCCATGGGAGTCATGCGTCTAATAAAAGCCTAGCGTTTAATTTCCAAAGAGCGCACTCGCTCCTCCATCATTTTCATGTTTTCCGTAAGTACGTCTAATTTTTCCGTGATGGTTTCAATTTGAGCTGCTATTCTCACTTGTTGATGACCGATGCCCATCATCATTCCACCAGTGGCAAGAAGCATGCCTGCGGTGAGAACTACTGCGAAGTCCGCGAGCTTTGCTTGCCAGGCATTCATTGAAATAAAAACTTTCTTTTGTTCATTCTATACATTCCACCATGGTTTAATTTTGGCTTTAAGCTTGAAAGAAGCCAACCAAATATCATTATGGGGATGAGCAATGGACCTGAAGAACTCCTCCATTCGCTTTCTGAACTACGGCCTGGTGATGCTAAAAGACGCTATAGAAAAAGTATTTTTGAAGACTATCAATTACGAGGGCCATTTGGTCACTGTGCTTGTGCCTATTGTGGCAAATGGAATGAAAAGCTAACGATTGATCACATTATCCCTAAAAGCAAAGGCGGCCCGCACTTTGCAAAATGGAACAATGCGCCTTCCTGTCTTTCTTGCAATGCCTCCAAGGGCAGTCTGCGTTTGTTTGAATGGTGGCGCCCTCAAGAATTTTGGACAACAAGGCGCGAAGAACTGCTTTTAAGCTGGATTCATCACCATAGTTTCGTGAGCGCTCATACAAATCTTTCCGATTGGGAAGCATGGTGCGAAGCAACTCAGCGCGTATTACCATTGCACGAAAAAGGGGCCGCTGTCGGCCCCTTTCCTTTAAGTGAGTGGTGTGCTGCTTAGTGGTCGCAAATGGGAGCGAACATGGCCTCTGAAGGTCCTTGACGCACACTAGGCATAGGACAGAAGCCATCAGGACAGCCACTTGCTTTTAAATAATCGTCGGGATCGTAATTAACGCCCAACACTTCTTTAGTGGTTTCTTCAATTGCTCTTCCCATTGCCTCCTCCATTTCGCAAATGAGAATCAAGCGCTTAAGATACCACTTGGCTTTTTTAAGGTCTTCAGAGCCATTCTTTTGAGAATAGCGCCAAACATATTTTTGAACATTACCTTTTAAGAAGCCTTTGAACTCTGCTGTGCTCATGGACGCTTCAATGGCTTCAATGCATTGAATGTTTCCATCAGTGTCGGCATAGTGTGCGGGACTGTTAACGGGATCGTGCATGATCAGAATTGATAGTTGTTTTCAGCAAAGGCATCAAAAGCTTCTGGCGCCACTGGTCTGCCTAGTTCAAGCAGCGCTTTAGCATAGGCCACAATTTCTCCCTGGGCTCCGTGACCGATGCGCAAGGAAATGAAATGAAACAGAGCCTGCAAGGAACAAGTCCAGACAAAGCTTGTATAGAGTGCAGAAGGCAGGATAGCCCTAGCCTGCTCTTTGCTTACGCCCGTCAGCAGAAGTCCCTCGTAAGCCTGCTTGCAAGCTTCTATTGCCTGTGAATACTGCATTAGGGCTAGCGCTTGTTCACGAAGCTGAAGAGGTCCTGCAGACGCTTGACGGTTGTCTTCGCTTTGCTGCAAGAATTCCATGGGAATGTAAAATTCTGCTTCTTCAGCCGAGCAATAACGAAAGCTTTTTTCGTTCCAGCCCAACTGATCGTCAACAAAAGTGGAGGCCACTGTGTGTTTCCACCATTGCCTTGCCACAAACAACGGGGCCTTTATAGCCCATTTAAATACCACACCCCTAAAAGGAGAAGTGTGATGATGCTTTGCAAGGTAGCGAAGAAGTTTGCCGTCGCGTTCTGTCCATTCTGGGCTTTCTGCAGCAAAAGACTGACGAGCATCATTGACGACAGAAAGGCTGCTCCCCATGGAATCAAGGAGTCGTAAAGAGCTTTTGCCATCGTTAAGTGGATCAAGCATTTTATTTCGCCTCCTCAAACGACTCAAGAGAGCCGAGTTGATTATCCTCCAAGTCGTACAGAAATTTACGAATTGCTGCTCGGCAGAGACTGGAAGGAGTTGCATTAAGTTTTTCAGCAGCAAGAAAAACTCGCTGGCGCTCTGAGGAGGGAAGCCGAAAAGAAAGGCGAGGGTTTACCATGACAAATCAGATGCTTTTGTGGTGGTCATTGAGGAATGCAGGCGATGGGGCGGATGCGTTGAATTGCCACTGTACTAGAGACGAGAACATCGTTTTGCTCCCATTGAACCATTGCAGCCTTTCTTCCATTGCTTCCCTTTGTAAAGCCTTGGAAGGTGCCATGAATGGACGTTGGCACCAGACCAGCCCCTGTGAAGGCGACCAGTACCACTCTTTCTCCTGGCGTCCAATTATGGTCCGTTGGCGAACGCCTCAGTTTATACCTTCGGGAAGCCGGACGCAAGATTTCGGCTTTTTCCCCATCGTCCACTGCCCGTACAAACTGCTTGTTTCCATTGTTCGTCTGTAGCCTAGTAACAAAAGAACGATTGGTTGCCATGGAGTATTGTCTGCCGGTACAGTTTGACTACAATGGACAAAAATATTTGGCCACTATGGGTCCGTTCGAGCATTCCACTGAGCGTCAGTTTGCCCTAACTGTTAATCGCAGGGCCATTGACGAATGCACCAGTGTAGAACAGCTTAAGCCTGTTGCCAAAAATCTTTTGGAAGGTTGGTCATCGCTGCAAACTGCTTTTCAAAGCTTGATGCTGGAGAACATTCAACTTCGTCAAGCTCTTGCAGTGCGAGATAGCTCTCTTGAGGCTGCTGATGAAATGCTCACCCAAGCCTCTGTCGTGATTGACAAATATGAGAAGCAATTAAAGAATACCAATAAACTTCCTTGGCCATTTGGCTAGTCAAGAGGAAGATCGTCCACCCGCTCGTATATGCGAGATTATATTTCCGACAATCGCGCTCATAGCCGCTGCCAGTGACGTGGCGACCACGATTGTAAACACCACCCTGGATTTCGATGCCAGTGCAACTGTCGGGATGAGCAAAGTCAAGGCGATACCTTCTTGAGCGTTTATTTTTTGCATGGCGCTCTTGATAATCTTCTTCCCAAGCCGCAATGTCAGAAAATTCTCGTTCAAGAATTAACCGAGGATGATGAGCTTGCCACGAACTAAGAAATTGATCTTCAAGAGCACTCAATGCTTAGACAGCGGCTAGTTGTACCCTAGCGCCTTGGTTTTGATAGGCGCCAGTGTAAGCTTGTCCCACTTCCTCAATGCCAAATAGCACCAACTGAGCGATGCCTTCGTTGGCATAGAGGCGAATGGGGAATGCCGTGGGGTTGACAAAGCACATGGTCAGGTAGCCACTCCAACCAGGTTCAACGGGAAGAATGTTGGCAATGAGTCCGCAGCGCCCATAAGTGCTTTTGCCTTCACAAAGAGCAAACACGTCGTTCGGCATGGAAATTAGCTCAAGGCTGGTACCAAGGCCGTGGCTATGGGGAGGCAGCAGAAAATAGCATGAACCGTCTTCCTGCTCAACCAGTTCCGTTTCAGTGGGCTCAGTGTCAAACCGCTTGGCATCTAGCTCGTACGGCGCACTGCCCCAGTTATCTGTAGTGAAAACTAGGAACTCAACGGAAGACAGGCGAATGTCATAGCCTGCTTGCGAGAGCCCGTAGGAAATTGCTTTTGTGCCATTGTCAAGCTCTCTGCATTTTTCGCCAACGTAAGGCAAAAAGATGTCATTCTCTGCCAGTTTGGCAATTTGCTTGTCATTAAGAAGGGTCATGACGATGGGCGATTCATAAAGGCAATGGCAATCCACGAAAGGTAGACAATGGGCCAGAAAGGCAAAGACGGCCAAATGGCCGTCCATGCCCAACCAGCCCCAAGAGCTACAAGAAAAGCAAGGCCAAATCCAATGAAGATGCCCAGCAGTTCCACGAGTGGATCTTTCTTTTCAAGCCTTGGGGAGATCATGGTTCAGAACAGATCAGAAGAGCTTTCAGGGCTTTCGTTCTGCCAGACGCTGGCATAGCCCTTGGGACCATCCTTGTCGCCTTTCACTTTGACAGAGCCCGTGAAACCAGGGGCACGGTCAGAGGTGCGCTTTTCGTTAGGCCATACAGCCATGTCAAGCGAATAATTACCTCGCTCGTTGGGACCAGCTTTTTTAAGAGCATTAAGCAAATCGCCAGTCAGATCGAGAGCGGCGGTGATTGGGGGCCGATTGGCCATGGTGTTTCTCCTGGGGAGTATTGGAGCCCCTGTTCAGGGCATGCTTATCTTACCCCCTATCCGTGGTGAGCGCAAACGCCTTGCCGCCAGGATAGAACTGACTGAAGTATCTCCTCACAGTGTCCTGCATGACGGCTTGTTGCTGCACCAGCTCAAAGCCATCCATCTGCAGTACTTGCAGCTCAGCCTCGCGCCCTGGCTCTTCAGGATCGTACACGCTGATCACGCAGAAGGCTTGGTCGATGTCCACTTCGTACAGTTGCTCGGCGGCCATGGAGTAGGCGCCAAGTTGTTTTTTGTAGTCAGCGAGTTGATAATCGGGCTTCACTTTGTAACTAGTTTTCCAATCCATGAGCGCAATAGAACCGTCAGCCATCAGCGCCAGTTGGTCAAGTGTGCCCGAATAGCCAATTTTTTTTCCATCGTCCCACCATGCCACTGCGCTCTCAGCGAGGATGGGCTTCTCGATCAGCTCTAGGAAGGGTTCAATGGCAGTGAAATAAGGGCACCATTCTTCACGGTGATCAAGATGCCCTTCAATGTCCTCCCCATTGAATAAATCTTCAATGACTCCATGCATCCAAGTGCCCCTGTCTGCAGCAAGCCTGGTACGCCTGTTTGCCTCTTCATCGCCCACGCGCTTTCGCCAGTTGATGAGCGCCATGATCTTTGCCACTGGTGCCATTGACGAAAGCACCGTGGTTACAGAAGG